GACGATTTAACAGTTACAGATGATGCAACCATAGGTGGCACTTTAGGAGTCACAGGAATAGTAACATTGAGTGATGATTTAATTATTGGAGATGGCAAAACTATAGGTTCTGCTTCTGATGTAGATGCTATGACCATAGCCTCTAATGGACAAGTGACTTTTTCTCAAACGCTAATTGGGACTGACTTGGACATATCTGGTGACGTTGATGTAGATGGTACTACAGAAACAGATGCACTAACTATTAATGGTTCAGCCTTAAAGTACAAAGCATTTGGTTCAGAATCAATAATGTTTGGTGATGATGTAACAGGCACTATAAGTTCTGCTGATGCTAATACAGGAGTCGGTGTTGATGTTTTTGCAGCCTTAACTCAAGGAGATAGCAACGTAGCTATTGGTAACGCAGCTATGAACGCTACTACAACTGGTACAGATAACGTAGCCGTTGGAAGAAGTGCTTTACTAGCACAGACAACAGGTGGTGATAACGTAGCTATCGGACATTTAGCTTTATCAACATTAACAACTGCGGGTAACAACGTGGCTGTAGGCGATAGAGCTATGCAAGCAAGCACCTCTGGTGAAAACAATGTTGCCGTAGGAACTTTAGCTATGGATGCTAATACTACAGGGGGCAGTAATGTAGGAGTGGGTAGAGATGCTTTAGGGGCAAACACTACAGGTTCAAACAATACGGCTGTGGGTAAATCTGCTTTGAATACAACCACCACATCTGACAACAACACAGGAGTTGGATTTCAAGCACTATATACACTTAATGGCGGTGTAAGTAACGCTGCACTTGGACACAACGCTTTATTCAATGGAACTACTTGTGATAACAACACGGCAGTTGGAAAAAGTGCTATGGAAAATATTACATCAGGTAGTAAAAACGTAGCAGTTGGTACTAATGCCTTAGATGCTGCAACCACAGCAGATGATAACACGGCAGTAGGATATGAGGCTTTGGGTGCGAACACTTCTGGAACAGACAACGTGGCAGTCGGACAAGCAGCTTTGGATGCAAATACCACAGGGAATCTGAATACAGCTTGTGGTTCATTTGCTTTATCTACTGCTACTGAGGCAAATAACAACACGGGTCTCGGATATAGTGCTCTATTTTTATTAACCACAGGCTCAAACAACACAGCAGTCGGTAGAGCTTCAGGTGAAAATGTTACTACAGGTGCACAAAACGTATTTGTAGGTGCTGAGTCAGGAGATGCAGCTACAACTGCAAGTAACAACACAGGTATCGGATATGAAGCATTAGGCAAATTAACAACAGGTACTGACAATACTTCAGTCGGTAGAGCAGCAGCACTTGATTACACAACTGGTTCTGGCAACGTTGCAGTTGGAGTCGAAGCACTAGAAAATGGTACTACAGGTAGTAATAACGTAGCAGTAGGCAAACAAGCTGGGAGGTCAGTATCTACAGGTGGTAATCTTTTGATGCTTGGTACAAGTTCTGGTAACTCAGGTTCACCCGGCGGTGCTTTAACATCTGGTAATAACGAGGTTACTCTAGGTAATGGAGACCATTCAAAAATAAACGTACAAGTTTCTTTATCTGTAGCCTCTGATGAGAGAGATAAAACAGACTTCCAACCTTTATCTGCTGGTTTAGATTTTGTAAATCAATTAACACCCTATACTTACTATTGGGATAAAAGACATAAGTATATAGATTGGGATGCAAACCCTGATGCAGATTTGGATAGTGTTACGCATGATGGTACACACAAAGAAGATTGGTTAGATGTTGGTTTTAAAGCACAAGATGTAGTAGCTTTAGAAAAGTCAATAAATCATAATCTATCTGATAAAACTAATCTAACAACTAGCCTATCGCATGATGGAAAACAATATGCTTTGCAGTATGAAAAGTTTGTACCAATATTAGTAAAAGCAGTACAAGAACTTACGGCTAAAGTAGAAACATTAGAAGAACAATTAAACGGAGAATAATATGGCACAAACAGTAACACAATGTCTAACAGCAGCAGAGGATAGTGCTACAGTTATAAATGACGTTAATACTAATGGCAAAAGGTCAACGTACATTGGCGGTACAGCAGATACAGACACAGAAATGTCACAAACTGATATAAACGCATTAATACAACGTAATGTAGACCATTTAGAAACTATTTTGACTTATGATGGTAACAACGGAACACCTAACATAGTGGGTTCATCTTCAAGTAAAAAGACTACTTGTAGTGATGCTGTTACTACAGGTAAGGCATACATTTCAGCAAATTCATAAAAACGGAGAAATACTATGATGTGGATTAATTTATTTATGTGGGTAACAGCAATAATAGCTATAGCTTCTTTTGTAGCTGCGGTTACTCCTACACCTAAAGGCAACAAGCTTTTAAGTAAACTTTATAAAGTTATAGATTTTTGTGCTTTAAATATAGGTAAAGCTAAAGATAAATAATTAATGCGTAATTACAGAAAAGAATACGATAATTATCAAAGCAAATCTAAACAAAAAAAGAATAGAGCAGGTAGAAATAAAGCTAGACGTATTCTTGTAAAAGCAAAAAAAGTAAAAAAAGGTGACGGTAAAGACGTACACCATAAAGACGGTAACCCTAGAAATAGTAAAAGAAGTAATTTAAAAGTTACAAGTAAATCTAAAAATAGGTCATTTAAAAGGAACAAAGATGCCACAAAAAAAACCCGCAAATAAAACTAGAGCAAAAGTTAAAAAAGTAGTTAAAGGTTTAAAAAAAGCTAGTAAAACACACGCTAGGCAAGCAAAGACTTTGCAAAGTTTAAAGCTTAAAAAAGGTGGTTCTACTAAAAAGAAAAGTAAAAGCAAAGTTAATGAAGCCGGTAACTACACAAAACCCGGAATGAGAAAGTCGCTTTTTAATAAAATTAAAGCAGGTTCTAAAGGCGGAAAACCGGGACAATGGAGTGCTAGAAAAGCACAAATGTTAGCTAAACAATACAAAGCCAAAGGAGGCGGGTACAAGAATTAAATTAAAAGGAGCAGAATATGTCTTATTTAATAAGCAACATACCTTACTTTAAATGTTGGGTTAGAAAAGAGTTCACTTGCGACCATCAAGATTATCACGGTGAATATCTACACGCATTAGCGATAGCAGTTAATACAATTACTGATAGGTCATTAAGTTTCCAAGTAGTTTTTACTGGATGCGAAATAGACTTAGATGATGGATTAGAAAACGTACATGGTGGTGCTATGTGGGCAAGAATGCCCATACAAGCATTAGTTTTTGATATGGCTATGGAAAAATTTCCTGACCGTATGGAAGACCATTTAGTACAACCTTGGGATTGTGAATCAAGAAATCACTCGGTTATTGTTATGGACAGAGTTAGTTCTAGTCCTTGGATAAGTAAGATTAATAATGAATTTTATCAAAGTCGTTATTTATTTACCGTTGACTATACAGATAATGATATTGCAGACAGTCCTGACCAACATAAACAGTCTCATGTTTTATATATTACAGAGGATTGTGAATGGCAAGGAAACATAGTGGCTTTGCCTAATAATAGAGTAAGAGCTACAAGTCCGGCTTTGTGGAGAACAGGAGAAGGTGCACCAGATTTTGCACCATCTCAATATCTTCATTCGGCAGAGGGTCATCAAAGTTATACAGACCCCGCAATAACTTTTAACAATTTATATAGTGAGGGTTTAGATGAAGAAGAATAAAGACCCTAAAAAGGGAACAGGCAAAAAACCTAAAGGTAGCGGTAGAAGATTGTATACGGATGAAAATCCTAAAGATACAGTATCAATAAAATTTGCTACTCCTGCTGATGCAAGAGCAACTGTAGCTAAAGTTAAAAAAATTAAAAAACCTTTTGCAAGAAAGATACAAATACTCACAGTCCTAGAGCAGAGAGCAAAAGTAGCAGGTAAAAGGCAACAAGCCGAAATCGCTAAGAAAGGTAAAGAAGCAATAAGGAAAGCACATGGCACTAAAAAAAACACAAAAAAGTCTTAAAAGATGGACTAAACAAAAATGGAGAACTCCTAGTGGCAAAAAGTCTTCAGAAACAGGAGAAGTATATGCACCAGCTTCAACAATAAAAAAACTTAAGTCAACTCCAAAAGGCAGAAGAAAATTAGCAGCAGCCAATAAAAAGAAAAGAGCAGCTACTAAAAAAGGAAAACAACACGCTAGACATGGACTACATAAAGGTAAAAAAAGATAATGGCTAAAAAGAAAGACCCTAGATTGGCTAGAGCAGGAGTTAGTGGTTTTAATAAACCTAAACGTACTCCTAATCATCCTAAAAAATCTCATATCGTTGTTGCTAAAGAAGGTGACAAAATAAAAACCATACGTTTTGGACAACAAGGTAAAAAAGTGGGAACTGTTAGCGGTACTGCTGGTAAACCAAAAAAAGGTGAATCTGCACGTATGAAAGCAAAACGTAAATCTTTTAAAGCAAGACATGGTAAAAATATAAAAAAAGGCAAGATGTCAGCAGCTTATTGGGCAGATAAAGTAAAATGGTAATAAGTAGAGCAAACATAAAAAATCAAATTACTAAACCACCCTCTAAAAAACGGAAAAGGGTAAAGAAAAAAAGGAAGAAGAATGTATGAGTATAGTTGCAAAGTTAAAAGAGTGGTTGACGGCGATACGGTGGATGTTGTTTTGGACCTTGGGTTTGATGTTTCTTATAGTTGTCGGGTTCGTTTATATGGTATTGATACTCCCGAATCACGTACTCGCAACAAAGATGAGAAAGCTAGAGGAAAAATGGCTACAGCGTTTTTAACAGAATCAATAGAGAAAGGTAAACAAGTAGTTATACAAACAAAACTTAAAGATTCTAAAGGCAAATACGGTAGAGTTTTAGGTGAAGTAGTAGTTGATGGAAAAAACATAAATCAAACTATGGTTAAGTCTCATTTAGCTGTAGCTTATTATGGTCAGTCAAAAGAAGATATAGAAATAGAACATCAACGTAATCGTAAAATTTTAATTGATGAAGGTATATTTACTCCTGTAGATTAATGGAAGATGCAGTTAAATTAATTAATGAAGTTGGTTTTCCTATAGCTGCTGCTTTAGGATTAGGTTTTTTTATTTGGAAATTAATTAACAGAATTATAGATGGCATGGAAACTAAAGTGGATGTGCTAGACGATAAGGTAGCAGACCAAATATCTCAAATGGAAGAACGTCTTGGCACAAAACTTGACTCTCAACATGGCATATTAGTTGCTCTTATAGATAGAGTACGAAGTTTAGATAATGAAATTATTAGACAAGATACGCTTATAAAAACCATACTTGGTGTACCGCAACTAATAGATAGCAATAAGATAGCAAAAGCAGATAGAGATGACCAACGGAAAGATTAGATGAATAGAATAACAAAAAAAATATTGTTAGCTTTATCACTATTTGGTTTGTTTTTAACTTTGTTATTAGCTTTTATTGTTATAGCTGTCGCTAATCAGGTCATAGCTGATGAGATGATACATAAATTTAAAAATCCTAGTTTTTCAGGTCAAGGTACTTCAGCACACTATTTAACTATAGAGAATCAAGAGTTTAATCGCAAAGAAGACCTTAAAGCAGAAATAAAGGCTTATCAGGAAGAATTAGAAAGAGAAGCAAATAATACTACGTTAGCTAGATTTATAAGAAATTTAGAGAGTCGTATTTATGCACAATTAAGTAGGCAGCTTGTAGATAACTTATTTGGCGAAATACAACAGGAACAAGGAATATTAGAGTTAGAAGGCAATACTATTGAATATTCTGTTGATGGTGATTATATAACTTTAAAAATAACTGATGAGGAAGGAAATGAAACTATTATTACTTTGCCTATCGGTGACTTTAGTTTCTAGTTGTTCTGTATTAAATAATTTTATACCACCAGTTACTAAGACAGAAATATCTAAGGTTAGTAATTTAATAAATGAAGAACTAGCTAATATAGGTCCACCAAGAGCAAGACCTAGTGTGGCAGTATATCCAGAAAGTTTTATTGACAAAACAGGACAACGTAGAAGTAATAGCCAATATGCTAGTTTTAGCACAGCTATAACACAAGCACCTGATGCTTATTTAATTAGAGCACTAAAGCACGCAGGTAATGGAAAATTTTTTGATGTAGTTGAACGTATAGGTTTGGATAACCTTACAAAAGAAAGACAACTTATTAGACAAACAAGAAATTCATTTAAGGAAGATAAAGAATTATTACCTCTAACCTTTGCAGGTTTAATAATGGAAGGAGGTGTAATAGGGTACGAAAGCAACGTTAAGTCAGGCGGCTTGGGTGCTAGGTATCTTGGTATAGGAAATACCAAACAATATAGAGAAGATACAGTTACGGTATCACTAAGAACTGTATCAGTTTCAACAGGAAAAGTATTAACGGAGGTACTTACAACAAAATCAATTATTAGTGTTGCTTTAAGTCAGGATGTATTTAGATTTGTTTCTGATAATACAGAACTTATAGAAATAGAAAATGGCATGGTAGAAAATGAATCAGTCAATATAGCTTTGCAGAATGCAATAGAAACTGCTGTTTTAGAAACCATAAAGCAAGGGATAGAGCAGAGATTTTGGAATTTAAAAAAATGAGAAAATTATTACCTTTTTTATTGGTAAGTTTCTTATGGGCAGATAACGAAATTTATGTAGACCAAGTGGGAGCAACATTTAATCTTGATATAGAGCAATTAGGTTCATCTAATATTATAGGTGGAGCAAATGCTGTAGCAGGAACAATGACTGCATTAGACCTTGATGGTGTAACTATGACACTAGATATAAATCAAATAGGTGACAGCAATAAATTTTTAGGCGATATAACGTCTGATACATTTACTGGTTTATTTGATTTTGATGGAGATAGCAATACTTTTAACATACAGGTTGACCCAACTAACACTTACGGGGCAGATAGTGGTAATTTAAACGTAGATGTAGATGGTTCATCTAACACATTTACACTTGACCTTGCTACTAATGACTTAGCTTCTACTTTGGATTTAGACTGGATTATACAAGGTAGTAGTAATACTTTTGATTTTGACATAGATGTAGACCAAGCTACTTCTTATGTAGATGTTGATGGCGACTCTAATTCTGTAACTTATGATGGTGATGGATATACAGGTGCATATTTTTATTTAGACCAAACTGGTAATTCAAGGAGTTTTAATATTGAGCAACAAAGTACATTGGCTTCAGATTGGCTCAAGATATTATCAAGCGGTAATAATGGCTCTGTGTGTGTTATACAAAATGATGGGGGCACATCAACTTCATGCCCTTGATATAGGAGAAATATCTGAGTTAAAAGGTAATGCACAAGTAGTCAGAGATAAACCCTATGTAGCTGAACTAGAGTTTGGTATAGAGCAGAATGACAATGTGCAAACAAAGCAGGGCAGAATAGCAATACAGTTTCTTGATAAATCAACAGTAAAATTAACAGAACACAGTCAGTTAGTTATAGATGAATATATATTTGACCCGAATCCTTCAAAATCTAAATTAGCTTTAAATTTTGCAAGCGGTACAGCACGTTTTATTACAGGTAATTTAAATCGTATAAATAAAGAAAACATATCTATTACGACTCCTACTGCTGATATAGCTATAAGAGGTACAGATTTTACTTGTACGGTAGATGAATTAGGTCGAAGTTTAATAATTTTATTACCTGATGCTAATGGCGTATCTAGTGGTGAAATATTAGTAACGACAGCTTTTGGTTCAGTAACGTTAAATAAACCTTACGAAGCAACAACAACAAACGTTTATGAATCTATACCAAGTAAACCTGTTATTTTAGATTTAACTTTAGATGTAATAGACAATATGTTGATTGTTCAACCACCAGAGAGAAATGAACAGTTTGCTGAACAAGAAACAAGTACAGGTAATAATATTTTAGATGTAGACTTTTTAGAGTTTGAAGACTTAGATGCTGACTACTTTGCTAAAGATGAATTAGAATTTACTGAACTAGATATAAATTATTTAGATGTAAATTTTTTTGAAGACTTGTTAAAAATAGTAGAGGAACTAGATAAACTTAAAGAAGACGACCTAAAACAAGAACAGACAGTTACTAGGATTACGGGAACACAGATAGGACAAGATACAAATACTCAAATAATAACTTTAGTAACAGGTCAATCAATATCATTAAGAAGAAAAGTAAATCAATCAGCACAAATTGATTTGTCTACGGGTCAGGGCTATACAGTTATATTTATACAAGACGGTGTTTCTAATACGGTAAAAATAAATGGTGGTGGTGATTCTATAATTAAAATTACTCAAGGTTCGTGAATAAGTATATATACATAGGTTTGTTAATATCTCTCTGTTTTGTGCAGGTTATACAGCCTAAGTTTTATGAAACAATAAAATTAAAAACTTTTGACGAATTGGTAGCAGATAAAGAACCTTCAGGTAATTTTGCTGTTTTGAATATAACAGAAGAAGATATAGCAAATGAAGGTGGCTATCCACTATCTAGGCAAACATTAGCACAAATACACATAAATTTATTACGTAAAGGTGCTATAGGAGTTGGATGGGTTATAGCGTTTCCACAACCAGATAGATTTGGTGGTGATTTTGATTTTGCAAATGCTTTGTCTTTTTCTCCAAGTGTACTGGCTATGTTTGAAGGCACAGGGGATTATCCGCCCACAACAGGCACAGTTGTATTAGGTGAGGATATAGGTGGTTTAGAAGCAACAGGTGTTATAGAAAACATTGAATTGTTGAAACAAAATGCAAGTCAGGGTTTAGCTGTAGCTAGAACAGACGTAGATAATTTAGTTCGTAGATTACCTTTATTAATGAGAACACCTGATGGTTGGGTTGCTTCTTATGGTACTGAAGTATTAAAAGTTTTAGCAGGTGCAGATACTTACATTATAAAAACTAATGATAATGGCATCCAAGAAATAAAGGTAAAAGGTTTACCACCTGTAAAAACAGATAGTTTAGGCAGAAAATGGATTTCATGGACGGTTCCACGTGAAACTACATTAAAAGAAATGGATGTAGAAAACAGATTTGTTTTTGTTGGATTTACAGCAAAAGGAATAATGCCACAGTTAGCTACACCAAAAGGTTTATTAGAACCTCATAAAATACAGGCAGCTTTAGCAGAATCTATATTAATACAAGATAGTCCATATATACCTGACTATTCTTTGTTTGTAGAATTATTAATTACATTTATATCTATTTGTTTAGTTATAAGTCTAATTAATATATTTGGAATAACTTTGGGAGTAACATCTACAAGTATAGTTTTTATAGTTACAGGTTTTAGTGGTTATTATTTGATACAACAAGGATTATTAATAGATGTTGTTTGGTCTTTAATATCTCAATTTGTAACAGCAACCACAGCATTTTATTTAAGATTTAGGGAACAATACAAACTAAGACAACAAATTAAACAGCAGTTTGGTAAATATTTAGACCCTAGAATGGTAAAAAAATTACAGGCTAATCCTGAACTTTGTCAGGTAAACGGTAAAAGAGTAGATTGTTCTATTATATTTACAGACCTTAGAGGTTTTACCAGTTTATCTGAATCTGTAGAGCCAGAAATGGTTACATACATAATGAATGCAGTATTGGATGCACAGGTTAAAGCAGCTAATAAATACTATGGATGCACAGATAAATTTATTGGTGACGCAGGTATGTTTCATTGGAATACCATAATACCTCAAGAAGACCATCATAATTTAGCTTTGAAAGCTGCCAAAGAAATAGAAAAAAATATAGATGAACTTAATTTAAAATTTGTAGAAGAAAACATACCAGAAGTTGCTATAGGTATCGGAGTAAATAGTGGTGTATGTATAGCAGGTAATTTTGGTGCTACAGATAGGTTTGCATTTAGTTTAATTGGTGACCCTTGTAACGTTGCAGCTAGATTAGAATCTAGTACAAAAGTTGCAGGTGTTGGTGTTTTAATAGGTGAGGAGACAGCTAAATATAGCGATTTTGATTTAAAATTATTAGACCCTATAGAGGTCAAAGGCAAATCAAAACCCTTACAAGTTTATACATGGGAGTAGAAATGAAAGATTTATTAAAAAGTGTGGTAGGTGCAGTAGCACCAACATTAGGTACAGCCATAGGAGGACCTATGGGCGGTATGGCTGCTAATATGATTTCTGATGTTTTAGGATGTAAAAATGATTCTAAATCTATTGAGAAGGCATTAGAAACAGCATCACCGGAACAAATGCTTGAGTTAAAAAAAGCAGAACAAGCTTTTGAATTGCAAATGAAAGAGTTAGATGTTGATGTTTTTAAATTAGAAACTGCCGATAAACAAAATGCTAGAGGACAATTTGGTAAAGATTGGACAGCTAGAATTATGGGTATAGCAACTGTAGGTGGATTTTTGGCATATATATTTTTAGTTACCTTACAACCACCAGAACAAAATAGCGAAGCGTTAATAAATTTAGTTTTAGGATATTTAGGTGGATTAGCTAGTGCTGTAATAAGTTTTTATTTCGGTGCCTCACAGAAACAAGATTAGCCGACCCCTATTAATTTAGAGCAAGTCTGCTCCTGTTCTGTTTTGATAGGGGAAGGTTTTTAATATGAACAAAGAAAAGTTAGTAAAAGAATTAATATTAGATGAAGGTTATAAATACGAAATATATTTAGACCATCTTGGTTATCCTACACTTGGAGTAGGACATTTAATATTAGAAACAGACGAAGAATACGGTAAACCTGTTGGCACTCCTGTTTCAGAAGAAAGAATATTAGAGTGTTTGGAGTCTGATATAAATACAGTATGCGAGGAATTAGATAGAAATCTTTGGTGGTGGAGAGATTTAGATGATAATAAACAACGTGTAATGGTAAATATGGGTTTTAATTTAGGTTATCCTAGACTAAGTAAATTTAAAAAGTTTTTATCAGCTATGCAAATTGGTGATTTTAAAACTGCTGCTGTAGAAATGTTAGACAGTAAATGGGCTACACAGGTAGGTGATAGGGCTATTAGATTAAGAGACAGAGTTTTAGAAGAATAATGTTAAAAAAATATGATTTTAGACCCGGCATAGTTAGAGAAGGAACTTCTTATTCAGAAGAAGGCGGTTTTTTTAATGCAGACAAAGTAAGATTTAGAAGCGGAAGACCTGAAAAAATAGGAGGATGGGAAAAAAATACTTTAAATAGTTTTGAGGGAACTTGTAGAAGTCTTCATTCTTATAGAGACCAAGGACAAACTGATTATATTGGTGTAGGTACACATTTAAAATTATATGTAAAACAAGGCGATAATTTTAATAATATTACCCCTATAAGAAAAACATCAACTAATTCTATAACTTTTGCAGCTACAGATGGTTCATCAACAGTAGTTGTGACAGATTCATCACATGGAGCAGTCACAGGAGATACTGTAACTTTTTCTCAAGCTGTGTCTCTAGGGGGAAATATAACTGCTGCTGTTTTAAATCAAGAATATACAATAGATAAATCTTTAACAGCCAATACGTATGAGATAACAGCTAAAGATACTTCAGGTTCTACAGTAACAGCAAATTCTAGTGATGAAAGTGGTACTGGCGGTTCTGGTGTAGATGGCAGTTATGAAATTAACATAGGATTAGATACTTTTGTCAAAGGAACGGGTTGGGGTGTAGATACTTGGGGTGCTAGTACTTGGGGTTCTGTAAGTTCTTTATCTGCTAACAATCAATTAAGATTGTGGTCGCAAGATAATTTTGGTGATGACCTAATTACTTGTGTTAGAGGAGGAGGAATATTTTTATGGGATGAAAGTGCAGGAACTTCTCAACGTGCTGTAGCTTTTTCTGATTTATCAGGAGCAAGTGCACCTCCTGTAAAAGCTTTACAAATAATGGTGTCAGATATTGATAGACATATTATTTGTTTTGGTGCAAATCCAATAGGTTCAACAGATATTGACCCTTTGTTTGTTAGATGGTCAGACCAAGAAAGTTCAGTAGATTGGACTCCTACTTCTACTAATACAGCAGGAGGTACAAGACTATCTAGTGGTTCAACAATAATAGGAGCATTACGAACTAGGCAAGAGATACTTATATGGACAGATAATGGTTTGCATTCTATGCAGTATAGCGGTGCACCTTTTATTTTTAGTTTTGCAGAAATTATGCAGGGTCCTTCTATGATTTCTCCTAATGCTGCTATAAATGCTGACAATAAAGTTTTCTTTATGGATAGAGGTAGTTTTTATGTTTATTCTGGTAGCGTACAAACTTTACCTTGTGCAGTACAAGACTATATATTTGCAGATATAAATTTAGGACAAAGTTTTAAAGTTTTTGGACTTTCTAATGTAGACCATAACGAAATTATGTGGTTTTATCCTTCTGCCGATTCTGATGAGTTAGATAGATATGTAATATTTAATTACTTAGAAAATACATGGAGTATAGGCACCACAGACAATGATTTTGTCAGAACAGCTTGGATAGAAGCAAATTCTTTAGATTTTCCTGTGGCAGCAGGTAAAACAACTAATAGCAATACAAATTATTTATACAATCACGAAGTTGGTAATGATGCAGATGGTACTGCTATGACAGCTTTTATTGAAACATCTGATTTTGATTTAGAACCTGATGGTGAACATTTTATGTTTGTATCTAAAATTATTCCGGATTTAAAATTTAGAGGTCAAACAGGTACTGCTAATACGTTAAATGTTTCAGTAAAAGGCGTAGATTTCCCTTTAGATACGCCGACAACCTTATCTACAAGTGCAATAGATTCTACAACACAACAAGCTTTTATAAGGGCAAGAACTAGACAAGCTATATTGAGATTTGAAAGCACAGGTTTAGGATATGGTTGGCGATTAGGGTCTTTTAGATTAGAAATGAGACAGGACGGTAAAAAATAATGAGTCAAAAAGCACCTACAACTTTACCAATGGCATCGCCTGTATATGATTTTAATAATGAAGAATTGACTAGAGATGTATTAGTAAAAGCAATACAGCTATTAGAAAGAGAAGTTTTTTTACTTAAAAGAATGCAAGAAAGCATTCCAAGTAAATCAATTAAAAGACATCAATTTTTATTAATGGGTATGAAACATGACTGATACGTTAAAAGTTTTAGGTCAGGTTGACCCAGCAGCTACAACTACAACTACTTTATATACTGTGCCTGATATGACACAAACAACTGTAAGTTCAATAGTGGCAGCAAATAGAACCGGTTCAGCAATTACTTTTAGATTGAGCGTACACGTAGGCGGTGCTACGGCTGATGATAAACAATTTTTGTATTACGACAAATCTGTAGGAGCAAATGATTCGTTTGCCATAGTTTTAGGCATAACATTAAATCAAACAGATGTTGTAAAAGTGTATACGAGTGCAGTAGATATGAGTTTTAATATATTTGGCTGTGAAACAAAAGAGGAAAGATAATATGGATGCTAGAAAACAAGCAGCAGAATTAGCAAAAATGGGTCGCTATGGCGACACTATGCTTATGCACGTAAATCCACAAGAAGTAGCTGGATTAGCATCTATTATGCCTATAACCATTAATCCTAAAACTGGACAACCTGAAGCCTTTGTAGGGGCTATATTAGGTAGTTTATTAGGAGGAGCATTTTTTCCTAACTTATTAGGTGCAGGATTTATAAGTACTGCTGCCGGAGGTGCAGCATTAGGTTCAGGACTAGGCACTTACCTAGAAACAGGCGACTTAGAAAAAGGTATTGCATCTGCTGTATTAGGTTACGGTTCTGGTCAAATTATGGGTGATATTATTAGTGGACCAGTAGAAGAAACGCTTGCAGAAGGCTTGACTGATACGGCTTTAACCCAAGCAGGTGATATAGCTGCACAACAAACTATAACAGCAGAACAATTAAGTGCAGCTGCACAACAAGGTATACCACTAGACCAACTAACCCCAGAAATGCAAACCCAAATAGACATCTTAGGTGATTTAAGTAGACAAGAAGCTATGAATCGAGGTTTGACACCATTACAAATAAAAGACATAACAGAACAAGCTGCTTTAGGTGCTGAACAACAATTTATGGATATGTCGGGTACTGAAAGATTGGGTAAATTAGCATCTAATTTTGCTTCAAAAGATACTATACAAGCAGTTGCTGATAACTATCTTCCTATAGCTTTAGGTGGTGGTTCATTAGCTGCACAGAATGCACAAGATAGATACCTTCAAGATATGGATAGATTAAGGGCAGAAAGAGAAAAGAAAAAAGAAGAAATGTATAAAAAATATCCTGAACTTATACATTCAAGAAATCCTTACTTAACGTATTTTTCTGCTGAAGGTGGACAAGTACCTGCATATCAAGAGGGCGGTATTGTTGGTGTTGGTAATGAAGGTCAATATAGACCTGCAAATACTTACATGCCGGGTATAGACTCTGAGTTTAATTTTTTTCCTGATAGAGTAATTCCAGCAAGTGCTATTAGTGCTGCTGAAGCTGCTGCTGGAACAAGTCAAGA